CATTCTTAATAAATTTGAGGCTGGTACTGCGGTAGTAGTTTTGGCCGATGATAATGGCGACTTTTCACCCGCCAACATATCCTCACCCTACTATGGCAAATTATTACCACTTCGCAAGATTCGTATCTATGCAGATTATGATGATGGCGGCGGAACTGATCGCTATTACTTATACTCTGGTTATATTACATCCTATATCAGCACCTATGGTTTAGGAGTAGATGAAACCTCTAAGATTACTTTGCAATGTGTTGATGGTTTTAGATTATTAAATGGTATTGGAATCAGCACTGTTGCAGGTGCTGGCTCACCTCAATTATCTGGCGATAGAATAAATACTTTATTAGATGTTGTAAATTTTCCAACATCTCAGCGTGATGTAGATTCTGGAGATAGTACGCTTCAGGCCGATCCTGGCACCTCTGATAGAGATTTACTTGGAGCAATTCAACTGGTTGAATCCTCAGAATTTGGCGGATTTTTTCTATCTGCCGAAGGCAATGCAACTTTTTTATCTAGGGATACAATTAGTAAAAAGGCTGATGAAACTCCAATAGTATTTTCCGATGATGGAACAGGTATTACCTACCAACAAATTGAGTTTGCCAATGATGATACCTTGCTAGTAAATGATGTAACAGTTACTCGCCTAAATTCAGTTGTTCCCCAAAATGTTTTTGATCAAACCTCAATTGATACCTACTTTTTACACTCTGGAAAGCGTGATGGCATCCTAGTTCAAACCGATGCTGAGGCGCTAAATCAGGCTCAAACTCTGCTAGTAGCCCGAAAAGATACAACTGATCGTATAGATTCTATGACCCTAAACCTCTTGGATTCCTCAGCCCCTACCAAAATTGTGGCTGGTTTAAACCTTGAAATATTTGATTTAGTAAATGTAACTAAAACTGTTCCAGGTGGCTCTACAATTACTAAAGAACTATTTGTGCAAGGTGTCCAGCACGATATAACTCAAACAATGTTTACCACAAAAATACTAACCGCAGAACCTTTAATCCAAGCATTCATCCTTGATAGTACAACCTCTCAAGGTCGTTTGGGTTCTGGTATCTTAAGTTACTGATTAAAGGAGAATATCATCGCAAAGCAATTGTTTACGACAGGGCAGATTCTTACTGCCGCGCAGATGCAATCACTTCAACAAACAGCAATGGGTGGTGGATCAGCAACTGCAAAAACTGTAAGTTATGTTTTAGTAGCAGCCGATGCGGGTACTACTGTTGCAATGAATGCAGCAGGCTCAACAACAATAACTGTAAATACCAGTTTATTTGCAGCAGGTGATGTTGTATTTATCCAAAATCTTGGCGCTGGAGCAACAACTATTACTGCTGGTACTGCAACAGTTACTACATCAGGCTCATTAGTTTTAGCCCAAAATCAGGGCGGTAAGTTATATTTCACTAGCGCAAGCGCTGCTATCTTTTTCCAATTTGCTACACCTGCTTCATCAGGTGATATTGAAGGTGTAACCGCAGGTGTTGGTATTAGCGGTGGTGGTACTTCAGGAACAGTAACAATTACTAACTCAATGGCAACTACAATTGACGCTAAAGGTGATTTGATTGCTGGTACAGGTGCAGACACTTTTAGTAAACTAACAATTGGGGCAGACGCCACAGTTCTTACGGCAGATAGCGCCGAAGCAACTGGCATGAAATGGGCTGCCCCTTCAGGTGGTGGACAATCTTATTCTTTAATTTCTACTACAAATACAAACTCAGGTTCAACAGTTACAGTTTCAAGTCTTTCATCTTACAAGAATATTATTATGGTTTTTAATAATGTAAGTTGTGATACCAATAACAATTATCATTATGTAAAAATAAATGGTTCATCTACTGCACTAGATTACAAACAAGTTTTTACTACCATTAGCACACCTTCTACTTATGGAACAGCAATTTTAAGTGGTAGTTCAGGATTTAATTCTGGCAATTCTTCTGGAATTACAGTTTCCTATAACGGAAGCGCAACAAGCACAACCTTGTCAGGTTATTTTATGATTGAAAATGCACAAAATACAGGGGTTAAATCTTGTTTTTATGTAAGTAAGGCTGGTGCTGCAACTAATGCTGAATCTTATACTGGTATGGCTATGTTTGGTGGCGCGGCTGTTTCAAGTATATCAATTCAAATTGGTTCAGGCGCGTTTCAAAGCGGAAGTCTTTTACTTTATGGAAGCACAACATGATGAAAGGAAACAAAATGAAAGAATATACGGAAGTAATACATAATGTTGAAACAGATGAAATTACTTATCGCCCTTATACAAATGAGGAAATTAAACAAGCGCAAGAATTGGCAAAATTAGGCGCACAAAGGGCAGTTGATGACGAAGCAAAGGCAAATGCTAAACTTGCCTTGCTAGACAAACTTGGCATAACCGCCGAGGAAGCCGCCGTACTACTTTCATAATGAAACCTTGCTTATCCGACGCTGAGATTGCCGCATTTTAATTGCTTTACGATTTGCCAGATGTAACAAAAAGTATTGATGAAGCCATTGATGCTATTGAGGATTCGGGGCTGATTTGAAGGAGAGCAATGCCAATTAGTTCAAGCCAAACAAGCGTTACCACTAGCCCAACTTTATTAGTAGCAGGAGATGCCCAGGCCGAGGAAGTTCATTTTCATTCATCATCAGGCATAATTTATTTAGGTGATAGTAATGTAACCTCATCAACTGGATACAGAATGGATAATGGCGATAAAGCAGTTTTTGCTAATCACGAAAACGCAATATACGGCATTACTTCAACAGGTACTGCAACAATGAGTGTGTTGGTAATTACTAAATGACCGCTAACGAATGGGCCGCGATCTGCGTTGCGGTTGGAACGCTGATTGGATTTTTGGTAACAGGTGTGAGGTTCTTAGTTAAGAGTTATCTTTCAGAACTTAAGCCCAATGGTGGAAACTCGGTGCGTGATCGCATTGATAGTATAACCTGCCAAGTTGATCGGCTAGAAGCCAGGATAGATGAAATTTACAGATTATTAGTTAAAAAACAATAGGGGTGTTATGAGTAAAGTAGTTGAAATAGCCAAAGCCCAAATTGGCTACAAAGAAGGTTCTAATAATGAAACAATCTTTGGTAAATGGTATGGTGCAAACAATCAACCTTGGTGCGCTACCTTTGTTTCCTGGTGCTTTAATGAGGCTGGTTTAATATCTACTATCACCGCCCAGAGTAAAAAAGGATTTGCCTCTTGCGATGCTGGCCTTAAATGGTTTAGTAAGAAAAATAAAGTAATTCCAATAGGTCAAGCCCAGGCTGGGGATATTGTATTTTTCCAATTTGATAAGGATTCTGAGCCTGATCATGTCGGAATCGTTAAATTTAACAACACTGCGTTAAAATACCTTCAAGTTATTGAGGGTAATACCTCAAGTGGTAATGTAGGAAGCCAATCAAATGGAGATGGTGTGTTTTTAAGAAAACGCTCCTACTCCCTGATAATGGGTGTAGTTCGCCCTTAAAGGATAAAAATGGATAAGTTAATCGCTAAGTTAAAAGACCCAAAGAGTAAGGCTGCATTTAAGTCTTACCTAAGAGCAGTAATTGCATCAGCAATAACAATGGGATTAGCACTGGCTGCTGACCTTGCTCCAGAACAGGCAATTCTAATTGGAGCGTTAGCCGCACCTGCCGCTAAATGGGCCGATAAAACAGAGCGCGAATACGGCATAGGTTCAAAGTAACATATGGATCGGGGGAAAATTTTAGATGAGGCTAAAGCACTCACCTACACCAACAGGCAAAATGATTATGGAACGCCTGCTATTAACTTTGATCGTATTAGCAAGTTTCTATCTGCCTATCTTGAGCGCGAAGTAACACCTGAACAAAGCGCTATGATTTGCGCACTAATCAAAGTGGCAAGATCAATGGAAACCTATAAGGCTGATAATTACATTGATGGCGCTGCTTACTTTGCAATAGCGGGGGAGTTGGCAAATGGTGGAGAGTGATTTAATAGTTTTAATTCCTACTCGCGGGCGGCCTGATAATGCCGTTGCGCTAGAGCAGGCTTTTGTAGATACAAATACAACGGCTAAAAGATTTTATATTGTAGATTTTACCGATGAAACCAGAAAAGAATATACGCACAAACTACCAGTTGAATCTGTAATTATGGTTCATAATGAAACTGGTGGGATGGCTTACCCATTAAATTACATAGCCCGCCAATTTACTGGCGAGTTTGATAACTTTGCATTTATGGGAGATGATCACCGCCCAAGAACTGCCAACTGGGATAAGTTATTTGTTGAGGAACTTTATTCAGGCTCAGATATTGTTTATGGCAATGATTTGTTCCAAGGTTCAGCGCTGCCAACTGCGGTAGCAGTGTCTGCTGAGATAGTTAAACATCTTGGCGGGATGGTTCCTGATAATTTACGCCACTTATACCTAGATAATTTCTGGCTAAAACTAGGCCAGGATTTGGGCAGCATTAAATATATGCCAGAGGTAATAATTGAACATTGCCACGCCTTCAACGGCAAAGCGCCTATGGATGATAATTACGCCAGGGTGAACGCCCCAGAGGTTTATTCAGCCGATAAAGTTGCCTATGATAATTATATTGTTAGCGATCAATATCAAACGCTGCTGGCTAAACTTAAATGAAAATCCTGATTACAGGTGATGAAGGTTTTGTAGGTAGGGCTTTTCACCGAGCGCTGGACACAAAGAATAATGATGTAGTTGGCTTTGATATTAAATCAGGCACTGATGCTCGCAAATTCTTTGCAACTGATAACACTTACTTTGATGTAGTAATTCATCTAGCCGCCATAGTCGGTGGCCGTGCCACCATTGAAGGTAATCCTTTGGCAGTTGCCACCGACCTGGCGATTGATTCTGATCTATTCCAATGGGCGCTTAGAACTCGCCCTGGTCGAATTGTTTATTTCTCATCCTCTGCTGCTTATCCAATAATGCTTCAGCGAGCAAGATTTAAAGCGCAACTAAGTGAGCAAGATATAAATTTAGATCACATTAGAACTCCTGATCAAACTTATGGCTGGAGTAAATTAACTGGCGAGATGCTTGCGCAGTACGCCAGAGATGAAGGTTTAAAAGTAACAATCCTTCGCCCATTTTCAGGTTATGGAAATGATCAATCTTTAGAATATCCATTCCCATCTTTTGTTGCCAGGGCTAGGCAAAAAGTAAATCCTTTTCCTGTTTGGGGAACTGGTAACCAAGTAAGAGATTTTGTACATATTGACGATGTAGTTGAAGCAACTTTTGCAGCCGTACTTAACGGCGTTGAAGTTATGAATATCTGCTCTGGTAGGGCAACCTCTTTTATTGAATTAGCAGAAATGATGATGCTCGCTGCTGGTTACTTAGCACCAATACAAAGTAATCCAAATGCGCCAGTTGGCGTTGAGTATCGTGTTGGTAATCCGAGATTTATGAATATGATTTATGAACCAAAGATTTCCTTAGAGCAGGGCATTGCGCTAGCGCTTGCCCAATAAAAAATCCCTACCTCGCCAGCCGTCGGCGGAGGTAGGGATTTTTTTCTTTATTATAGGTTTTTATTTAACTTGCTAACAATATCTTGCGCTTCTGCGTGAGTATCTGCAACAAACTCTGGTGCTGGTAGCGTCATTGCAATTTTTGCATTTGACTTTGTAAATCTTGCTTCGCCATACCATTTATTAAACTGAGAAAATTTAATAACGGCATATTGATTTGGTTTAACTAAATTACTTAAACTAGCCCAATCGTGGTAACTACCACCTGGTGCCATTACTACATAACTATCTATTTCTGTTTTTATCATTTGGTGCCTTCCTTTTCTATTGAGGAGTTTCCTCAATGCTATAAGTGTATAGACAAATACTAGATTATCAAGCACCTAGTTACTTGCCTCCATTGTGTGTTTTTGAACTTTTAGTTCGTGTGCTTTTTTGCTATTAGAATTTGTTACAATTACTAATCCGCAAGAGCAAGGTGTTCTCCAGCCAATAGTTTTTGTGTTTTGCATTGTTTTGTAATTAGTTGCCAAAACGCGGTGTGAAGAATAATAAATCTCTGCATTGTGATTCATAATTAGTTACCTGCCTTCCAAGAATAATCGTGTGCATCCCATTTGTGTTGATCTGCAATTCTGGCAACGCAAGCCTTGATTGCTCCACCAGTTTTTGATTCCCAACCGCAAGAACATTTAACATCCCAAGCATTGTGAATAAAACCTTTGTTGTTACGAATTTTTGAACCATCGTGCATAATTGCAAACCATTGAATCTTTACTGTTTCTGTTGTTGCTACTAACTTCATTTTCTTGCCTCCTTTAGGGGTCTTTCCCCAATGAGATAAATGTATAGGCAAATGTCTATACGCGCAAGTACCTAACCCAATAAATCTTTCGGCGTGTCTATCCTGGCGAATGCCCGCTTAGCCTGGCTCTGGTAGCCCAAATTAAGCATCCAGGGCGGAACTGGGCGCAGGGGGCGCTGGCGGGTGAGGCAAACTACGCCCAAGGCTACCCAGCCCCCAAAGTAAGCCAGGATCGCCCAGGGCATCACTCGCCTGCCCTTGCCGACGGCTGCCAGCACTGTTAAAACTATCCAAAGGATTTTCACTTGATGTAATCCTTCAAATAATCATTGATAACCTCAGAGGCGGTTTTATCCTCTGCTGCTGCCTTGATTCGAACTTTCTTCCAAATTGCATCTGCAATTCGAACTGATCTTTGTGGTTTCGTGGCCATTACTCTCCTAATAGTGTTTTTAGATGCGGATTTAAAACTTTCATACTGGTATAGATAGCCCTGCTCATTTCATCAGGATCACTGCTATTGCTAGCAGTAATTAGAACTTCGGCTGAAGCCAGCATATCCATTTGCATTTCTGTAAATATTGCTTTCATTGCGCCCATATTTTCACCTCCCTTTAATCATAATATTGGAGTGTAAAACATCGCACTTTGGGCAAACTAGGCATTGGAACTGTTCGCCATTATCGTATTGATACCAACGCCTAACTAAGTTGCCGCTAGGTTTTTCACACATCATACAATTTTTCATTTTACTTACCTTCCTTTAAACATTGATTGCAAATTGGTAAATAACCATGTCTAACAATTAAAGCAGTAACTGCTTGATTGCCACATGGGTTCATAATGTTTTTTTGGCATTTTTGCTCAATGATTTCATCATAAAAATCCATAAAAGAAAAATCCTTTTGTTTCATTTTACTTACCTTCCTTTAGGTAGCACTTATCCATTGAGCCGAAGCAATAGCCGTCGGCGGTGTAGTTAATATGAGTTGCCAAGAAATAAATTAAGGCCAGTGATAGCAACCAGAAACTGATCCTGGCTACCTTGCGAACTTTGTAGTAGTTATTAGAGCGTTGCATAAATTTCATCACTTTGCTTCTCATCAAAATCAGCGATTTCTTTTTTGCAGATTTCGTATGCAACTGAAAATTGTTGGTGTCTTTTATCATTTACTGGATCAAAGATTTTGTTGTATTGATCCATAACAGCATCAATTTGTACTTGATACTTTTGTGTAATCTCAGCAATTACAGCATCTCTTTCTGCTTCAATTTTATCAATAATTGCATTGCGCTCAGGACACAAAGAATCTACTAAGTCGCCATATTCTTTATCTGCTTCCTTAGTTGCTGCATTTACTCTTGCCCAGGCTTTATTACTAAAGCGTGTTCGTGCTGCCTTTTGTGCTGGTGTTAATGTATTCATTTGGTGCCTCCCTTTATTAAGAAATACCAATCTGGTATTTCTAGTGCCTGCCAGAGAGATTGCATCTCTGCTTGCCCACTAGGGGCAGGCTGTTTAATTAATTTGTCTTTACAATTTCTTTTGCATTTTTCTTTGCTGCTGCTCCGCCAGCACATTTACAAACTGTAACCATTTGCCAAAAACCAAATTTTGAAAGTGCATCTTCAAAACGAAAACCTGCATCATCAATGCAATTTACAATTGCGTTTTCAATTGTTACGAATTTATCATCCCAAACGCCTTGGATGTTTTTGCTAATTCTTTTAGTAATTTTGCAATCGCTATTGTGAACGCTATATGCGTTACGGCAATCATCGTGTTCATACCATCCCCAGTTACAAACTACTGTGTAGGTCATTGTCTTGCCTTCCTTTTGTTGGATACCTGGTGTATCCCAATAAGATAAATGTATAGACACTTGACTATCTGGTCAAGTACCTGCAACCCCCAGATTCGGCGTGTCGCGACAATTTTCCCCTTAGAAGTCAGTTATCTATGCCACAATCGCCCTACGCCCAGAAACCTGGGCCTAAAAGGGGGTAATGAAGTGGAAATAGGTATCGTGTTGGTAGCGGCAGTTTTAGCCTTGGCTGGAACTTCCCTTGCCACAATGCTGACCAATGGAACTGATGATTGGGCAGGGCAAGTAAAGAGGGCTGAAAAAAGCCGTGCCAAGATGAAAAAGGCGCTGGGCAAATGAGCGATGAAACTTGGAGTGATGTATTTAAAATATTTATCACCAATGACGGCTCCTATCATCTTTATTTAGAGGAACAGGAAGCCTGCGTAGATTTAATCGAAAATGTAACTGATGAAATTGAAGTTACTGATTTTGCTGAGATGAAAAAAGCCTCAGCAGCCGATCTGCGTGATGATTTTGCAACTATGCGATTGGATTCAATTCGCAAAAATATGCCACCAATGGCATTAAAGATTGCCACTCTAACTGAAAGAGAACTATTGGATTTGGCTCAGGAAATAATCCAGGTAGTTCAGAATAAAAATAAGATTAGATTGGAAATCGTAAAGTAATGGCTAACCCAAATGGTAGGAAAGGCGCCGCTTTTGAAACTGCGGTTCTAAAATTCTTTCGCGCTGCTGGTGTCGTAGCAGAGCGACTGACCAAGGCTGGCGCCAAGGATGAGGGCGATTTAGTTGTAATCATCTCTGGCGTAACCTACATTTTAGAATTAAAGAATCGAAAGAAGTTGGACTTACCTACCTTTTGGGATGAAGCAATTACTGAGGCTGAGAATTATTCAAGAGCAAGAAATTTAGATTTTATTCCGCCTGCTTATGTAATAGTAAAACGGCGTAATGCTGGCATAAATAAATCTTGGGTAATTCAAGATTTAGATCAATGGCTTGCTAGTAAATGAGAGATTTTGAACTACTATCCGATTCCCCCAAATTCCAAGATGCGCTATGCGCTGCGTTGGAGGATAAAGATTATTTTTTTCCTGATGGAAAAATACTTGAGGCAAACCGCCTCCCAGAGTTACAATCAATTTGTTCACTCTGTACACATAGAAAGGAATGCTTGGAATACGCTATAAAGGAGAGAATCCCATTCGGCATTTGGGGTGGAACTACTGGCGAGATGCGCAATAGATTATTTAAAAACCAATCTATATTCGTGGAACGCAGGGGTAAAGCCAAAACTGTTCGTAAAATGTACGATGAAGGAAGTTCTCCAGAACACATAGCATCTTTTTTACAGGTAAATCTGCCTTATGTTAAGGAAATGATTCGCCGTTATGAAAAGATGAAAATGAAGGGAGCAATCCAATCAAACCTGAATATAGAAAAGTTATCGCACGAATTGCGCTTATCATCGGGGTCAGCGCAATGACTTCTTTAGTGCTTAGTGCTATGAACCCTCAAGTGGCTAACCCAATTGAGAAAAAATTGTTAATTGACCAGGTAGATGCCAGGGAATTAGCAATGGAGTTACTAGATGCTAAAGATTTTAAATGTTGGGATCAACTGATGACTAAAGAAAGCCATTGGGCAGATCGCAAAAATCCAGTTAGTTCGGCTGAAGGAATTGGCCAACTACTAGATGGAACTATGGAGAATCTGGGTATGAAACGCTCTGATGCTCCAGCAGCGCAAATGGTTGCAGCCCTTGCCTATCTTGGGCGGCATTATGGAAAAGGCGGAGCCTGCTCTGCCTGGAACCACTGGCAAAAAAATAAGTACTGGTAAAAACTCAAGGGGGTAAAGTGAGTACAGAAATAGAAACAGGCGTTGTTGATTTTGAT